CGATGACCTCTTAGGCATGACCGTCTTAGGGCGTGAAACAAAGACCGGCGCGTGGCTGTGGTGGTCCCATGCGTGGGCGCACAAAATCGCATTAGAGCGGCGCAAATCGGAGGCACCGAAGTACCGGGACTTTGAAGAAGATGGCGATTTGACCATAGTTGACGAGATCGGGCAGGACGTTAAACAGTTTGGCGACATAGTACGCAAATGTGATGCCTCTGGCCTCCTTGACCGGATCGGCGTTGACCCCTCAGGCATAGGCGCAATCGTTGACGAACTGGAAAACGGAGACGAAAATGGCGAAGGGAAGATCGACCATGATAGAATCATAGGCATATCGCAAGGCTGGCGGCTCAATAGCGCAATCAAGACCACCGAGCGCAAAGTGGCGGCGAAGGAGATCCTACACGACAATTCCCGCATGATGAAATGGTGCGCCGGTAACGCCCGTGTCGAACCAAAGGGGAATGCAATTTTGATTACCAAACAGGCGAGCGGAACCGGGAAGATCGACCCGCTTATGGCTGGTTTTACCTGTGTGGCTTTGATGGCGATGAACCCCGAAGCAAGACGGGTGGTATCGGCCTACGAAGGTCAAACGAAAGAAGAAATTCTAAGGGGGATGGCGTTCTGATGGAGCTGAAAAAATCACTGTACCGAGTCGATGAAGTGGCCGAACATTTCCGAGTATCGAAACGCACGGTCTATAGGTGGATAGACAACGGCATACTGCAATCCGAGAAATACGCACGGTCAATCCGTATCTCAAGGGAATCGATCGAGCAGCTTCGGGAAGATTGTAAACATGACCCGATGCAATAAAAAAGCCCCCGTGAAGGGGGCTGTGCAATTTCAATTAATGCGATTGAGGCGGCTCAATTTTTTTAGTATCTTCTCTCATTTGAGCGTCAGTATCGTAAAAGTTCCATGTATTCATATCGGTTGATTTAACGACAATCTGCTTTGTTGGCTTTCCATCAAGCCAGCTATATAATTGAACTAAATAACATCCGTTACCCTCATCTTTCAATATGTAGCCCTGCCAATTAATTTTCCCTTCTTCGGTAAATGAAAGAAACCATTTGCCGACAAATCCAACGGTGTTCATGTCTTTAATTGCGGTATGATATCCGTGTCCCCACTGTTCTTTTCCCATCTCACTCCCTCCCTTCGGCTTTGGTTGTTTTCGGCCTCCCACCAAGTTTCCCGTTTTCCCGGTCTATTTCTATTTTTGTTAATATTATACCGGGCTCTAACATGCCCTTCCTGTATCGCAGCGCATTTGAAATTGTTTGAGCGCAGCACTTGAAGTACCTCCCGGCTTCCGAAAATCCCCTAAATTCTAAATTTCCGTCTTTCCAAATAATACTGTAATCGTTATTCATTGGTTTTGTGGTTGAGTGTGGCTTTAGTTGTTTGTTTAGCCTAGCCTGCCCAATCGATTTATATTCTGATATAAGCAATGATTCTTCATGGTTGGCATTGTGTGGCTCTACGTATTTTATAATTCTAAAATCACACCCAATCCCCCTACCGTCTTTGTAGTGATTGTGTTGTATTTCTCTAACAGTTGGATCGATTGTTTGACCAACATATACGCAATCCCCCGAACTTTTACAAAACAAGCCATAAATTACAACGCTATGCCTTGGAATACGAGCCTTCACCCTTAATCCTCCGTCACATACTTAATAATTAGCCCCAAAATAACATCCTGCATCGACTTTCCTTCCCGTGCGGCCTTGGCTTTCAGTTCCCGCCTGACCGATTCAGGGACGTTGCGGATTATGATTGCTGACGCTTTTTCGTCGCCCTCTTCCTTGTGGATTTTTGCCGCCCACTCCTGGGGGCATGACATATAGGTGCCGCCTACTCTCAGGACATAGACGCCAGCCGGGGACAGGGCGACATTACCATAAACCCCTTTTTGGTGCTTCGCCGGGTGCTCGTAGAGTCCAATACTTTTCCATTGATCTGCCATGTTTAAGTTCTTTCTCCGCGTGTAGGATGCGCGGCCCCCGTGAATTTGTTAGTCTTTAATGATGGCGTTGATCTCAGCAAGTCGCGCCAATAGAGTTTCTCTCTCTTTGCGGAGAGCCTCTGTGTCGGGGGCGGCCTCTTTATGCGCCAGATAATATTTATAAGCCTCACCCTTATCGCCGAGACTGTCCAACTCGCCGGATGGAGTAACAACGTAAAAATCTGGAGCGGAATTCTTTGGCTGCCGGTTGTCTTTCTGTCCCCGGGCAATGATGTCGCCGGGGTTGGCATTGATCGAGAGCACGCCCTCACCGCCGTTGTAATGATCGCCGGTCCAGTCGCCCCATGCAAAATCCCCTTTCGGTGTCGCAAAGTTGACTTTAGCGATCCAGGGTTTACCCATCCGTCTTTGATTGTAACTGCTGGTATTAATTGTAATAATCATTTCCCTTACCTCCTGTGTTTTAAATTTTTTCAACCCGGTATATTACCGGTGCCCCTGCGATTTCTCGCAGGGTAGCCAGGTCCAGCTCTTTTCCTCTCAGCTCTGGCGTGAGACGGAGGGGAATTTCTGTAAACGTCGCGCACAGGCAGCTCAGCGAGTGCGGCAACACTCCGCACACGTGGCGGCCCGTAACAGCTTCCGGCGTGGCGTGGTCGATTATCTCCACGCCATCGCTTACCATCCCCAGCTCGCGGAGATAATCCATGAGGCCGGGGTGACGGGTTACTATCAGGTCTATTTTATTCATAGATTTTCTCCCTCCTGATCGTCGATGGGTCCCCGGAGTAGTCGTCCGGGAAAACCTCTTCGATCCGATAATACCGGATCGTGAGCGGCTTTCCGTCGGGGTTCAGGTTTACCGTCTGGTATATCTCCCACATCGGGAGGTATCGTCGGCCGAGGTCTAATTCCAGAGCATAACCCTCCGGAAAATAGACTGTTTGGCCGTGCTTAATGTCTACACGGCGCAGATTTATGTTCTGGTACATCAATTTTGACATACCAGTTTTCGCGCCGTCGATTTGATCAATTGATGGCGCCTCAAAAAAAAGTTCAGGTTTTGAGGACGGATCACAAATAATTCCGTCCTCCGGGATTCCTTCCCCGTATCTTTCTATAAATTCGTATAATTTCATATCGCCCTCCTTTCGGCGTTTATGCGGAGCCTCTCGGCTCTCGCGGGTTTGTGATCCAACCTCGACCACTCAATGTGATCGGGGTTGCTCAGAGCGTCGGAAATGGCGTATGCCTGACGCTCGTGCTCCTGAGCTAGGTATCCGTCCATGTCGCTATGGTACGACACCGGGACTACCCCGCTCAGGTGCTGGAGGCTGTGGCACAGCTCGTGCGCCAGACTGCGAGCATCTCGCAATATTATGCGATGCTCGGAAGGGATGTAGCAGTTGCGGTCTCCCGCCTCTACTGTGGGCATAGGCAGATTGTTTACCGCCCAGTCCTGCGACAACATGATTGATTTTATCAGGTGTCGCAATCCTTCCATCTCCTTACCTCCCTTATGTTTTCTTGATTGCAGATTACATCAAAACAATCAAGCTGTCAAGAAAAAAATGCAAGAAAAGTGAAAAAAGATCAATTATTTTTCAGAAAATCCTTAATTTTACCACTCAAAATTCACAAAGTCAAAAAACTGTGACATAAGTGTACTTGTGTGTTTGCGTCCATAGAACATCCGTTCTATACTGCGACCATGCAGAACCCCTTACCTACCTTCTTTTCCTTCGAGAAGTCCCCCACGTTGAGAGCTTTGAAGGCTCTTGACGTGCGGGACATTCTTGTGTTCGGGGGGCTGGCGATGTTGGGGTATGGGCTTTTTCTATTTAAGCCGTGGCTTGGTTTCGCTGTTCCAGGCTTTTTGATGCTCATTTTAGGGCTATTGTGGCCCGTTTTTCTTAGCTTTGCGGCGAGGCGTAAATAATGGGCCTGATGTCTTCCCTAGAAAAACGATCCAACCTTGCGACTCCTGAGAAATGGCTTGTCGATTGGTTTTCAGGCGGCGGAGTAGAGACAAACGCCGGGGTCCGTGTCACATCGGCAACGGCTATGACGTTTGTAGCGGTGTATTCTTGCATCGACATACTTTCCCGCACTGTTGGCAGTCTGCCCTTATACCTTTACCGGCGTTTGGACGGTGGAGGTAAGGAATTAGCCAGAAAACACCCGCTTTTTCGCCTCATGCGGCGACAACCGAACCCAGAAATGACCTCAATGAGGTATCGGACTACCCTACAGGGCCACCTTGCTTCGTGGGGTAACGCTTATTCATTCATCGAGTGGGGCGGCAATGGCTACCCGCGTGCGCTTTGGCCGCTTCGACCTGACCGGATTCATGTCTCACGGACCGCCGGAAATCTCAAATATAAGTATTATCCAGCCTCCGACGATCCCCAATATGCCGAAGGGTTCACCGTACCGAGCGGCGAAATACTCCATATCCCCGGTTTCGGCTTTGATGGAATCATGGGTTACTCACCTATTACCCTTGCAAGAGAAGCAATCGGGCTAGGAATGGCCGCCGATGAGTTTGGATCACGGTACTTCGGGAGCGGAACTCATCCCGGAATCATAATCGAGCAAGTCAACGGCAAACTCTCGAAAGAAGCAGAGGCAAGCCTACGGGCGGCACTTGATGACACGTACAGCGGTCTTGGTAAAGCGCACAGAATGATGCTGCTTCGGGATGGAATGACCGCTAAACCGATCACAATCAACCCTCAAGACTCCCAATTTTTAGAGACTCGCAAATTTCAAATCAACGAAATATGCCGCCTTTTTCACATCCCCCCCCACATGCTGGCCGATGTTGAAAGATCAACGTCCTGGGGGTCTGGAATCGAAGAACAGAACATAGGCTTTATTACTCACACCATGCGGCCCTGGTTCGTGCTTTGGGAAGAAGAATTAAGCCGCGTCCTGCTTCTGGACAGTGAAAAAGAAGAATATTTCTTTGAATTTGACCTGATGGCCCTACTCAGAGGCGATGCCGTGAAGCGATGGACGGCCTATATCATGGGGAAACGCAACGGAATCTTAAACGCCGACGAGATTAGGGGATGGGAAAACCTGAACCCGATACCGGACGGATTGGGGAAAGAATATATCGTTGAGAAAAACATGATCGGTTTGGGCGATTTGGGCGCGGATGTGGTGCCGAAAGAGGCGGTCTAATGCAGCAAGATTATGAAAAAGCGACAAAAACGCCGTATCAGACGCGAAAAACGGAAAAGGGCGAAAGAAATGAACAAAAAAAAGAAAAACGAGATCGAGCGGCGCAATTACCCCGTTACTGAACTTCGGGCGATCACCGATGAAAAGGGATTGAGGCATATCACCGGGTATGCAGCCGTTTTCAACTCATTATCTGAAGATTTAGGCGATTACAGGGAAAAAATTGATCCTGGGGCGTTCTCGGAAACTATCCGCAATGACGATATACGGGCGTTGAAAAACCATAACGCCGATTACGTCCTGGGAAGAAATAAAAGCGGAACTTTGACCCTCGGAGAGGACCAAAGGGGCTTAAAAATAGACATTATCCCCCCTGATGCACAGTGGGCAAGGGACTACATGGAGAGCATTGACCGGGGCGACGTGGATCAAATGTCATTCGGGTTCAGGACTCTCGAACACAGATGGGAAGGCGAGTACCCCGAAGAGATCAGAACCCTTATGAAAGTAAGGCTTTTTGATGTTTCTCCGGTCACTTTCCCCGCCTATCCAGACACTGAAGTAGGCTTGCGATCCCTTGAAGAGTACCGAAAATCACAGAAAACGCCACAAAAAGAAGGCGAAGAGGCGGATGATTATCTGATCGGCCTAAATATCAGACGTAAGAGACTGGTTTTAAAAGAAAAATTGATGGAGGTCTAAACAGACATGAACGACAGAATCAGAAAGCTCCTGGCAGACAGGGCGAAGCTTGTAGCCGATCAGAGGGCGTTGATTGACAAGGCAGAGGCCGAAAAACGCAACATGACGGCTGACGAAGACATTAACTACAACAACATGGACACGGAAGTTGACCGACTCACCCGCGAAATTGACCGGGAAAAGAAGCTCGAAAGCCGCGAGAAGGAAGTCACCGATCCGGCGAACGTCTTCAAGCCGAACCCCGGCGATGAGAACCGCGACAAGCCACAGGTGCTTGAGTATCGAGGCAAAAAGATCAACCTTTCGGCCAATTCCGAAGTCCAGCACAGGGCGTGGAACACCTTCCTCACCCGTGGAATCGGCGCAGTCGGACCCGAAGAGCTTCGCGCCCTCCAAGCCGATGCCGACATTTACGGCGGTTTCCTTGTAGCTCCCCCGCAGTTTGTCCTGAAGCTCATTAAGGCGATGGATAACGAGGTATTCATTCGCGGAATGGCGACAGTCTACCCCGTGACCAAAGCCGAATCCCTTGGTGCGCCGTCAATGGATAACGACGTTGCCGACCCGACATGGACCGCTGAAATTGCCACCGGGACCGAAGACAGCACGCTTTCATTCGGGAAGCGGGAACTTTCCCCTCATCCCCTTGCAAAGCTGATTAAGGTTTCCGAAAAGCTGCTCAGGGTTTCCGCAATGGATGTGGAAGGCCTCGTGGCCGGACGGCTCGCCTATAAATTCAGCGTGACCGCCGAAAACGCCTACCTCAACGGCTCCGGCTCCAATGAGCCGATGGGAGTCTTTACCGCCGCAACTGCTGGGTTCGGGATCAGCACTTCCCGCGACGTTTCAACCGGAAACACCTCGACGGCTTTCACTACTGACGGCCTGATGAACGCCCTCTATAGCATCAAGGCGCAGTACCACCCGAAGCTGATGTGGATATTCCACCGTGACGCAATCAAGATGCTTCGCAAGCTGAAAGACGGCGAAGGCCAGTATGTGTGGAACCCCGACATCAAAGGTGGACAGCCCGACATGATCCTCGGCAAGCCCTACAAAATGTCGGAATATTGCCCGAACACCTTCACGTCGACGCTTTATGTCGGAATAATCGGCGATTTCTCGAACTACTGGATTGCCGACGCTCTCAGTATGCGGGTGCAGAGACTCAACGAACTGTACGCGGCCACCAATCAAATCGGATTCATCGGACGGCTCGAAAGTGACGGCATGCCGGTACTCGAAGAGGCTTTTGCCCGTGTGAAACTGGGATAAGCAGAAAATAGGAGGAAAAAGCAATGAACCTTTTGAAAAACGTAAGCATAGAACAGATTATGGGCTACCACGCTGCTGGTCAGGTTGCGAAAACCAGCGGCATCATAGACATGCAGGGCTATGAAGGTGTCCTTTTTATCGCGGGATTCGGAACCATTATCGAAAACGGAACCATCAACGTGCAGGTGCTACAGGATACCGATAGCGCTGGTGGAACGATGGCGGCTGTTGCAGGAACCGCAGCCCATACCGTGACGGCGGCCAATGCAGCCCTTACCCAATCCGCAATCGCCGTCGATGTATATCGACCCCTTGAGAGATACCTTGAGGTAACGGTGACACCGGCTACCCAGGACGCGGTTATCCTTGGCGTGACCGCGATCAAGTATAGGGGCAAAATGGGACCGGACGCGAACGGCGACCTCCTGAAATCCACCCAACTCATTAGCCCCTCTGAGGCGTAACCCGGTCTTAAATGACTACTCGGCGGGGCCTTAGGGCCTCGCCGGGGCAACCACGGGAAAGGAAAATCAAATGGCAGATACAACCTATCAACCGGCAGTATATCGGAAACAGGGCGGCAATGAACTTGTCGTAGCCTCTGGCGGTACGATAACCGTCGAAAGCGGCGGCACGATAGAAGTTGAAAGCGGTGGAATCCTTACCATTGCCGATGGCTCGGTTGCCGCTGGCGATTTGTCCCTCGCTGACGGAAAGATCCTCATCGGCGGCGCGGACGGTGTAGCGGCAGAACAAACCCTTACCGGCGATGTTACTGTAACCAATGGGGGCGCCACCGCAATCGGCGCGGGAAAAGTCACATCCGCTATGCTCGCCAATGGATCAGGATTGACCGCACTCATTACCGCTGGCCTCGGTGCTTCGGCGGCTTATACAAAGGCCACCACAGGCGCACAGACGCTTTTAGCGGCGAACGGCAACGGTGAAGGTGCAAGGACCGTACTGATTATCGTCACGGTTGATGAGACTTTCGCGGCTGGCGATGGCGCAGCTACCATCTTCGACATCGGAGAAACCGACGCTACTGAGAAATTCAAGGCCGACCTCAACTCAGGCACGGCTGGCGATGTGCTGACCTATGCCGGATCACTCACAGAGGAAAAGGCATTGCTCGTAACCGCAACGGCGGCCACAGGAACCGGAGCGGGTGGAATCTCGATAGCTGTACTCGCTTTACCGGCAGCGTAATAAACCGAGCGGGGGGATTGGGGGAGGCCCTCTCCTCTTCCCCCTTTCCACTCCCTCAAAAAGTAACGGGGTAGGAAAATGATACTTGAATTAGAGACCGCTCCAACAGTTGAGCCGGTATCCCTCACAGAAGCAAAAGTCCACCTCAGGCTTGCCGTGGGCGCAACCGCAGCCGCAGCTTATACCACTGAAGACACAGAGCTTGGAATGTGGATAACTGCGGCGCGAAGCGTGATTGAAAAAGAGATCGGCAGGGCTTTGATTACCCAAAGCAAAGTCCTGTATCTCGATGCGTGGCCTGACGAGAATTACATCAAGATACCCTATCCCCCGTTACAAACCGCAGTCGTAACATATCGCCTTGAAGACGATGATGGTTATGACAATACCCTATCGACCATTGACGTTGACACAGTAAGCGATCCCGGCAGGGTAATCTTGCAACCCAACGAATCCTGGCCGACTGGAACGCTCTACCCTGACAAGCCTATTAAAATATCTTTTGATTGCGGCTATGGCGACGAAGCGGCAGATGTACCCAAACCAGTAAAGGCGGCGATACTCCTGAAAATATCTGACCTCTACGAGAACCGTGGGAGCGTCTACGTTGGGGTGACGGCCACCAAGTTCAGGGATGCCATTGACTCGCTTTTGACCAATTATCACGACTATACGGTGTGGAAATGAGAGCCGGAAGACTCGACAAAGTTTTGACGCTGCAAAGCCGCTCGCTTACCGGCAACGATTACGGCGAACAGGTAGCGTCTTATTCCCCACTCGCTACGGTATGGGGAGAGAAGATAGACGTTCGGGGATCGGAGAAATTCGCAGCCTTACAGACCATCGGGCAGATCGATTGCAAATTCAGAATCAGGTACAGAGCAGACCTGACCACCGTCAACCGGGTAGTGTGTGACTCAAAATCTTACGACATTACAGGCATAACCGAAATAGGGCGGCGTGAGGGATTGGAACTCTTAGGCACGGCGGGTGCTGATTAATGGCGACTAAGGCGCAGATAAAAGGTTCAGGTTTCTCATTCAATCTCATGGGATTCGATGAAGTTATGGACAATCTTAACCAGCTTCCCACGATTTCAATGAAGAAAACGGTTCTCAAAAATGCGCTTAAAAACTCTCTCATCCCTACTCAGGATGAAGCAAGAAAGACAGCCCCTTACGATCCACGGCCTACAAAGGGATTTGAGAAGAGCAAGCATCTTAGGGACACGATAACCATTTCAGGTAGCCTTAAACCATCACAAAAGAGGGGCAGGATTTCCGACAGGTCAAGGGTGAAGATGTATGTCGGTTCAACAGCTCCACACGCTCACCTTATTGAGTTCGGAACGGTGGAAAGGGAACGTGAAAAGACATCCGTCACCCCGATAGGCGGCGATAAATTTGTAATGGCGAAATCTGCCGGTAGGGGTCCGGCCATACCATTTTTACGAAACGCCTGGGACTGGACGAAATCGAAAGCATTGAAGATATTCGCAGCAGAAATGCGGAAAGAACTGAATAAATCAGCGCGAAGGTTGGCGAAGCGCGCCGAAGCTGGAAAACTCACGGCGGCACAAATCAGGGGGCTTAGATGAGCGTAACGACCATCGAAGAGGCGATAGTTACGACACTCAAGGCCGATAGCGAAGTCAAGGGGATAACGACAAGGGTATATCCCAATTCGATGCCTCAAAGCCCCACTTATCCGCTCATCGTCTACCAGAAAGTA